GGCGCGACACATCCCGGAGGCCCACGCCTCGCTCCGGGAGCTCAACGAGATGCGCCCCGGGGACGCCCCGCTCGAGGCGCGGGTCGCCGCGTGGGGCGCGATCGTCGGCGCCCTCAAGGTCCACTACAAGAGGGGGGACTTCGGTTTCGACTACGTGCCCCCTCCCCGGAAGTTCTGACGTGCCCCGCCCGGAGAGGCTGCGGGTCGACGTCCGCCGGTTCGTCGACATGGAGCACGGGGACGCGGTGGGCTTCGCCGAGGAGGCGGTCCGCGGCGAGGACGGGGCGCGCCTCAACCCCAGCGCGACGCAGCGGTCGGGGATGATCGTCCAGAGCCTCGTCCTCTCCCGGGCGAAGTTCTCGCCCGGCGAGGCCGAGAGGTGGGTCCGGGCGCACGGCTTCAAGGCCGCGCACCGCGGCAAGGGCCCCGACGCGACCGGGGCGTCGCACCGCTTCCGGCAGCGCGACCCGGGCGAGTTCGAGAAGGGCTCGTTCCGGACGATCCGGATGGCCGACGGCGTCCAGGCGGTCGTCGGGAGGCTGCGGAAGTGAACCGAGAACGGAAGGGATAGATGGCGAACCTGACGGAGCTGTCGCAGGCGGTGTCGAAGGCGCTCGGGACCCCGAGGAGGGCGACCCGGGCGATCCTGGAGCAGTTCTTCGCCGAGGTCGTGGCGAGGCTCGACGCGGGGGAGGACGTCTCGCTCATCCGCTTCGGGGAGTTCTACGTCCGCCTCCAGGACTTCAACCGCCGCTACTACGTGGAGAAGGGCGTCATCGCCGAGGGCGACGAGGTCGACCTCCGCATGACCCGCTTCCGGTTCGCCCGGACGATCCGCCAGCGGCTCAACCGGATCGTCCCGGCCGGGACGCTGGTGCCCGGCGAGAAGAGGAGCGTCGACTACAAGACGCCCGCCGCGCCCTCGAAGGAGGAGCGGGACCGCCGGGCCCGGGCCGGCATCACCCTCGGCGACATCGTTGACCGGCTGAACGAGGAGGCGAGGCGCCGTGCCTGAGGCGGCGGCCGCGCCCGGGTCGGAGGGCCGCCCCCACGAGTTCCGGATCGAGCTCGGCCTCAAGCCAGGCCGGGCGAACCGGATCCTGCTCGACGGCCGGCCGCTCGGGGGCGTGACCCAGGTCCTCGTCTCGGCCGGGGTCGGCGACGTCCCCCGCGTCTCGATCACGTTCATCCCGCGGCGGGTCGAGGTCGACGGCGTCGGCGAGGTCTGGGAGACGACCTCGCTCGGCGACGAGTGGCGCCGGTACGTCGCGGGCGACGAGGCCCCGCCCCCGTGTCCCCGGTAAAGACCCGCTACAAGCCCTCCGAGATCGCGATGCAGAACTCGGCCGAGGCCGAGATCATGAAGTTCGCGGGCTCGCCGTACCTCTGGTGCAAGAACATCCTCGGGGTCGAGCTCGACCCGCACCAGCTCGCTTGGATGCAGCTCTTCCGCCGCCATCAGAACTGCGTCCTCGTCGGCTCGCGCCGGATCCGGAAGAGCTTCGCGGTCGCGATGTACTTCCTCATGGAGGCCGCGACCAAGCCCTGGAGCGAGGTGAACATCCACGCCCCGGCCCAGGAGCAGTCCAAGCGCGACCTCAAGTACATGAGCGACCGGATCCTCGCCAGCCCGATCCTCGAGCGGTACATCGAGAAGCGGATCGGGGAGGGCATCGGCCGCGAGTACGTCGAGTTCGCGAACAAGTCCCTGATCCAGGCCAAGGGCCAGGCGCAGTCGACGGACGGCCTCGGCGCCACGCACCAGTGGCTCGAGGAGTTCGACGACATGGACTGGGAGACGTTCATGACGCGAATCTTCCCGACCGGCTCGCAGATCAAGCCGGAGCACCCCTACGACGACGACGTCCGGGCCTGCCGGCGCGTCGTGACCGGGACGATCAAGGGCGAGGGGAACCTCTACAAGCTCGAGCACCCCGACCGGCGGGCCTCCAAGCTCGCGCGCTTCGAGGTCCTCCCGAAGCTCGACTGCTGGTACGGCGTCGCGGCCGGGATCATCCCGGAGGAGGACATCATGATGGCCCGCGACGTCCTCATGACCCCGGCGCAGTTCGCCCGCACCTACCTGGCTCTCTACGTCGAGAGCAAGGACTACTTCCCCTCCCGGCTCATCAAGGCCTGCCAGGATCCCGGGACCCTGATCGCGGCGATCGACGGGCCGCGCTACCAGGCCCGGGGCCAGGTCACGGTCGGGATCGACTTCGAGGGCCATGGCTCGGGCGACGACGCCTCCTCGACGACCTTCGTCGTCGCCGAGCAGGTCGCGGGCCGGCTCGAGGTCGTCTACCTGGAGGAGTTCCCGGCCGGCTCGAACCCGACGCTCGTCAAGGAGCGCGTCGTCCGGCTCTGCGAGTTCTTCCGCCCGAGGGCCGGGCTCGGCGACGCCTACGGGGCGCGCGAGCTCTACGAGATCAACCGGGCCCTCCTCGCGGCCGGGGTGACGCGGGTCAACCCGGACTCCTACGAGCAGAAGGAGGGGGCCGGGGGCTGGGACGAGTGGTTCCTCGCCCCGGTCCGGTTCGAGGGCCGCCGCAAGCACGAGATGTACCGCAAGCTGCAGCTCAAGATGACCTCGAGCCTGCTCCGCTACCCGGTGCTGATCGACGACTACCCGCCGCACTCGGGCCTCGCGAAGTTCATGTCCCAGCTCGAGAACGTGAAGGCGGCCCGGGCCAAGCAGGGGTACGACCAGTTCAACCTGATCCGAAAGGCGCTCGGCGACGACTACGTCGACGCCGCGGCGCTCGCGGTCTGGGCCCAGAGCGACGTCGTCAAGGGCCGGCACGCGATCGGCGGCGCCGCCTCGATGGGCGGCTTCAAGGCCGGGAAGACCTTCGCCAAACCAAGCTTCAAGCCCGGGAGGTTCTCGGCGTGACGACGAAGACGAAGATCAAGGTGAGGAAGGAAGTGGAGGCCGAGGAGGCGCCCCGCCCCGCGGCGCGCCTGGTCCGCGGGGACGACGGCCGGGTCTACGCGGTCGAGCAGCCCCCGGGCTCGGCGCCCGAGGAGGACGACGAGGACCGGGCCGGCGGGGTCCGCCTCGGCCGCGTCGGCCGACGCCGCGTCGGGGGCGAGGCGCTCGAGGTCCGGGAGGTCCTGACGCTCGCCGCGGGCGGGTCGTTCCGATCGATCGGCGGCGAGCCGACCCCGTACAAGGCCCCCAAGGACCGGCCCGAGGCCCTCCGGCGGGGGTACGACCTCTGGAAGCGCGATGCCCTCGGGGGCGCGATCGTCGAGCTCACGACGACGATGACGTTCGGCGACGGGTTCCGGATCAAGGCGGCGGGGCTCGCCTCGGAGATCCTCGCGAAGTTCAAGGCGAAGAACGGGCTCGACACCCTCCTCCCCGACCTCTCGAACGAGAGCGTCGCGTACGGCGAGATCTACCTCAAGCTCGTCCCCCACAAGAGGGACGTCCCGAACCCCTCGTCCCCGAGCCGGCCCCTCTGGCGCCGGGGGCAGGTCCAGGTCGTCCCGATCTGCCCGGAGATCGTCAGCGCGATCGACCACTCGCCGACCGACGTCGCCGACGTGAGGGAGTACGTCCTCCGCTACCGCGACGGGCCGGAGGACGACCCGAGGGCCAAGGTCGTCGAGGAGCGGTGGCCGCCCCTCGACAAGTTCGACCCGGCCCGGGACGCCGCGTGCGTCCTCCACGTCAAGTTCAACGCGGGCTCCGGGGACGTGTTCGGGTCCTCCGAGCTCATCCGGGCCGAGGAGTGGATCGGGAACTACCGCGAGTTCCTGCGCGACGGCGTCGTCATCAACAAGCTCTACCGGAGCCCCTGCTACGACATCACGATCAAGGACGCGGACGACGGGGAGATCCGGAAGGCGATCCGCCGGTACGAGAACTGGACGATCGGCGCCAACCCCGTCCACAACGACAAGGAGGAGTGGAGCATCCTCGAGTTCTCCGGGGCCAACGTGTCCCAGGAGGACAGCCGGCGCGCCCTCCTCCTCATGGTCGCGGCCGGCGTGACGATGCCCGAGTTCTTCTTCGCCGACGCCTCGAACAACAACCTCGCCTCCGGGAAGACCCAGCTCCTCCCGGCGGTCCAGAAGTTCAAGAAGAGGCAGCAGATCTTCAAGACGGCCCTCGAGAGGATCTTCGACTTCGTCCTCGACATGGCGCTCCTCCTGGGCGGGGTCGAGGGGCTCGACCCCGGCGAGGACTTCGAGGGCGAGCAGTCCTGGGACGTCGAGGTCGAGTTCCCCCCGATCCAGGTCGAGAAGGACCTCGAGCTCGCCCAGGCGAACCGGGTCGGCCTCGAGTCGGGCTACATGAGCCCGCAGAGCGCGGCCGCCCGGGCGGGCCTCGACTACGAGGTCGAGTGGTCGCTGCGGAAGCAGGCGGCGCTCGACGACGCCCGGCTCCGGATCGAGGTCGCGAAGGAGGTCGAGGCGATGCCCGGATCCGAGCTCCTCCCGAAGCCGCCCCCTGCGGGCGGGGATGAGGAGCGGGAAGAGGACGAGGGCGAGGGCGAGGAGCCGGCGGCGGGCGAGGAGCCCGAAGCCGGATCCGAGGAGCCCCCGCCGGAGGCCTGAGACCGGATCCGCGGCGCGAGTCGTTCCCTTGATCGGAGGGAGTGAATGAGCGTCGAGGAGATGGTCTTCGAGGCCGAGGTCTCCGAGATCCTGAGGACGGCCGAGCCGTCCGGCAAGGAGGGCGGGGCCGCCGCGGCCTCCCTGCCCGAGTCGGTCGTCGCCGAGATGGTCAAGGGCGACGACGAGCCCTTCTTCGCCATCATGACCTTCCTCAAGGAGGGCCCCGGCCTCGGGCGCCCCCGGAAGAAGAACTACCGGGCCCCGGCCGTCGAGGCCGCGGCCCGAGCGTGCCCCGGCACGATCTCCTACCTCGGGCACGTCCGGCCCGAGGACCGCGAGACGACCTACCGGACGCCCCAGGGGAGGTGCGTCCGCTCCTGGAGCGAGGAGGCCGTCGACAAGGCCGGCCGCCGGATCAAGGTCGCCAAGGCCAAGGTCTACGTCAGCCGCGAGTCGAGGACGCTCCGCACGCACATCCAGGAGGGCCTCGCCGGCCCGGTGAGCTGGGTCGCGCTGGTCGCGACCAGCGTGGACGAGAACGGGGACCTCAACGTGGACGACGTCCACGAGGTCCTCTCGATCGACTTCTGCAACCCCGGCACGGCCGGCGTCGGCGGTGCCGGCGTCGAGAAGGTCGTCCGCGAAACGAAGACGGAGGGAACGATGAGCGCGAGGCTGAGCAAGGACCAGCTCATGGCGGAGTACGGCGCGGAGATCCGCGAGGTGGCCCGCGAGCAGGCCGACGCCGCCCGGAAGCCGCTGGAGGCGCAGGTCTCCGAGACGCGCGCCGCGGCCGACAAGGCGTCGACCGACCTCAAGGCCCGCGAGGCCGAGGTCGCCGAGGCCAAGAGGGCGGTCGAGAAGGCCTCGAAGGAGGTCGCCGACCTCCGCGCCGAGAACGCCGTCCTCAAGCGGGACGTCGCCCTCGCGCAGCTCGACAAGGAGCGCGACCGGATCGTCTCCGAGATCTCGGAGGTCTCCGACGAGGTCCGCGAGATGCTCAAGAAGCGGGTCCCGACCGCCCTCGTCGAGGGCGACGATGCCGCCCTCACCCGGAGCAGGGCGGCGCTCGCCGCCAAGGTCGAGGAGGCGATGGAGGACCTGCGCGTCGTCGCCGAGATGACGGGCGGCACGATCGCCCCCCGCCGCCGCGACGCGCCCCGCGCCCCGGCCGCGACGGGCCGCCCCGCCCGCCCCGCGGCCCGCCCCGCGGAGGCCCGGAAGGCGCTCTCCGCCGCGATCTTCGAGAAGGCGGACCGGAAGCAGAGCCGGCAGCCCGACTCGGACAACGACTGAGCCGCACCGAAACCCCCGCGCCCGCGCGGCGCAGATAGACAGGGAGGAGTTCCGTGGCGAAGAATCAGACCGCGTGGGGCCAGACCCGGCGCATCGAGGGCCTGGCGTCCGGGGTGAAGGGCGGCGCCCTCGTCCTGTACAAGGGCTACGCCGGCGTCGTCGTGAAGGACATCACCGGCACGACCGAGGACATCGTCAGCCTGCACCACGGCGCCGTCAAGGGCCCGCCCGGCCTCGAGAAGGGCGACGGGAACGGGGACATGGCCCTGACCGGCGTCTACAAGATGGTCGACGAGGACTACCCGGGCTCCCCGCTCGCCGACGGCGACCTCGTCGAGCGCGCGAGCTCCTCCGGCGTCAAGGCCTCGACGGCCTCCGACCTGGATGTCGGGCACGTCCTCGGCGCGCCCTACGACGAGGTGGTCGACGTCGAGACCGGCAGCACGATCCGCTTCGTCGACGTGCGGCTGATCGAGCAGCCGAACGGCGTCGGCAACACCGTCATCTCCTGACCCCGTCCGATCGAGAGAGGTAGACAGGCCATGGGCAAGATCTTCAAGGACTGCCTCCGGATGAAGGACGGCGTCTTCATCGTCGCCAAGAGCAAGGCGTCCGGCGAGGTCGTCACCGACGTCGCCGAGATGGAGTCCCTCCGCCGCGAGGGCGAGATCGTGTCCGAGGCGATCTCCACCACGGACACCGTCGAGTTCTTCCGCGAGGGCATCAACGACTTCTTCCTCCGCGAGAACCCGGACGCCGACCGGCAGTGGGAGCAGCTCTTCGCGGTCCAGGGCTCGACCAAGTCCGGCGAGCTCTTCCCGCTCCGCGAGCGCACGCTCGCCGGCGGCGGGAGCCACGGGATCGTCTTCAAGGAGGTCGGCGAGCTCGGCGAGATCAAGTACAGCACGGTCCAGTCGGACGAGGCGTTCGTCCGGAACGTGAAGTACGCGACCGCGCTCGGCTACTCGACCGAGTGGTTCGAGGACGGAAACATCGGCGCGATCGAGATGGCGACCGAGGACTTCCGCAGGGCCGCCGACGACAAGATGGCCCTCATCCACTACAACATCATCCTCAACGCGATCTCGTCCGGCGTCTCCAAGAGCGCCGCCGTGGGCGGGACCACGCTCGACGACTTCATCACGGCGATCAACTCGGCCGTCGCGATCATGCGGCGGAACAAGTACGAGCCGAACTTCATCCTCGCGGCTCCGGAGCAGGAGGACATCGTCGAGCAGGCGCTCCACGACGTCTACCGCGACCGGCAGCTCACCGACAGCGCGAAGCGGCTCACCCACGTCAACACCGAGTACTTCCCCGCGGGGACGGTGGCGCTCGTCCGGGGCCGGGACCGGCTGGTCTCGCTCGACCGGAAGCGCCTCACCCTCGGCAACTTCAGCGACCTCCTGCACGACGCGGAGACCCTGGTCGGCCTGTTCCGCCGGGGCGCCGCGATGCTCGACGGCCGCTGCTGCCGCGGGATCACCGGCCTCTGATCCGAGCGCCGGCCCCGGGCCTGACCCCGCCCCTTCCCTCATCCCCACGCCAAGGAGCAGTCAACGATGCGACCCGCGATCCTCGCCACCCTCGCCGCCCTGGCGCTCTGCGCCTGCGCCTGCGGCCCCGCCCTCGCCGACGACTCGATCCCCCTCGGGGGAGGCATCTCGCTCACGCTGCACGGGAAGGCGCACTACACGGTGCTCCTCCCGACCGGCGACCGCCTCGAGACCAAGGCCGACCCGATCATGTTCGTGAACGGGGTCGACGTCGGGCACTGGCCCTCGTCCACGGTCACGTACCTGCTCCCCAACGGGGTCGAGCTGACGTGCCACGCGCGAGGCTACAACGCGGACACCAGCGAGATCGAGATCTGGGAGCCCGACTCGGCCGTCGTGCGCCTGATCGAGGGTGTGAACCTCCCGCAGCAGAAGCACTCCGAGCGCGTCCTGACGAGGTTCGAGATGCAGAACCTCGAGCACCGGGATCGCGGGACGATCCTGATCTGGAGCGGCGACGCCTGGAAGCAGGTCGGGGCCGCCCCTCCCGCCGACGTCGGGTTCCTGGTCGAGCCCCCGTCGGCCGGGCCCGCGGTCGTCTCCGGCCGCTGATCGAACCGGCGAAGAGGCCCCGGCGCGCCCCTCCCGGGCGCCGGGGCCGCCCCTTTTCCTGAGAAGATGAACCTTGAGCCCAAAACGGGCGGGGAGGGCAAGATGCCCGAACTGGAAGTGACGTACTCGCAGAGGTCATCGTGGGCGGGCTGGACCAAGGCCGAGGGCCGGGTGCTCCCGAACCTCGTCGAGAAGGCCTTCGAGATCGACTTCTCGCTGGCGGGCGTCGACGACGTCCTCCGGGCGTGCGCCGAGCAGGTGCGGGCGCTCAACAAGACCTGCCCCCGGCGCCGGAACTCGATCGCGATCACGAAGATCGAGGAGGCGGTCCTCTGGTTCCGCGGCGAGGGCCTCTCCCCCGCCGAGGAGGGCTCGCGGTGACCGAGAAGATCAAGGTCCTCGCGATCTCCGACTGGGCCGACACGGGCTTCGGGAGGGTCATGAAGGAGCTCCTGCCGCGCCTGGCCGCGACGGGGCTCTTCGAGATCGAGATGGTCGGCTGGTGCTACGACGGCAACCCGCTGACCTACGACGACGCCCGCGCCCGGGGGGTCCGCCTCCACCCGCCCGAGGGCCCGTGGGGATGCCGGACGGCCGCCTGGTGCGTCCGGAACCTGAGGCCGCGGATCGTCCTCTCGCTCGGCGACCCGTGGATGGTCGACTGGATCCGGAAGATCCGAGGCGAGGCCCCCTTCTCGTGGGTCGCCTACGTCCCGATCGACCGGGACCCGATCTCCGAGTCGTGGAGGCAGATGCTCGCCGCCCCCGACGTCCTCGTCCTCTACTCGAGGTGGGGGGCCGAGGTCGTCCGGCGGGCGATGCCGTTCCGGCATCCCGAGGTCGTCCTCCACGGCGTCGACTGCGGGGCCTTCAAGCCGCTCGACCCGAGCGTCCGGCGGCTGGCGAGGAAGAGCCTCGGGGTCGAGCGCGATGAGGACTTCCTCGTCGGCATGGTCGCGAGGAACCAGGAGAGGAAGCAGGTCCCGAGGCTCCTCTGCGGCTTCCGGGCCTTCAACTGCGCGACCCGAGCGGAGCCCGACCGCCCCTGCGAGGGCCGCAGGTGGCGCTGCGACGGGTGCCCGGGGTTCAAGCAGGACCCCGCCAAGGAGCGGTCCCGGATCTACCTCCACATGACGATGGGGGACGGGACCGACCCCGACGACGGGCGCGGGGTGTCCTGGAACGTGATCGAGCTCGCGCGCCGCTACGGCCTGGCCGGCCGGGTGATCTCGACCCGGGCGATCCGCGTGAAGCGCGGGGTCCCCTCCGCGGAGCTCTCGGCGATCTACTCGTGCCTGGACCTCCACGTCATCACCTCGAAGAGGGAGGGGTTCTGCCTCCCGATCCTGGAGGCGATGGCGTCCGGGACGCCGAACGCGGCGACCGACTACTCGGCCTGCAAGGAGCTCGTCGAGGACGGCGGGGGCTACCCCCTCCCCGTCCAGACGTTCGTCAACGAGCCGCACGACGAGGCCGAGGGCGCGATCGTCTCGATCGAGGGCCTGGCCGAGCGGCTCGACGTCGCGCTCGCCGACCGGGCCTCCGGGCTCCTCCGGTCGATCGGGCTCGAGGGCCGCCGGCACGCGGAGTCCCTGGACTGGGACCGAGGGGGCATCGTCAAGCAGTGGACCGACCTGCTCGTCCGAGTCGCCGGCGCGGAGCCCCCGCGGCGCGACCCCGCTCCCGCGGGCGAGCCCGTCGAGGAGGAGGTCGAGGTCTCGTGATCCCCGAAGCCGTCTACCAGTTCTCCGAGGACGCCGCCTTCCACTACCCGAAGGACGCCGCGGCGACCCTGACCGCGACCCCGGCCGGCACGACCGTGGACTTCTCCGGCGACCTCGGTCCCAATCGAATCACCAACCGCGTGCTCGTCCAGAACGTCGGGGGCGCCGATATCGGCGTCTGCCTCGACGGCGGGGACGTCGCGAGGGGCCGCGCCGTCGTCCGGCCCGGCGAGGACCTGGAGATCTCGATCCAGGCGACCTCGATCGTCGTCACCGGGGCTGTGGTCGCGTTCCTCGTCACGGCCTTCCGCCGGCTCTGATCGATGGCCTCGCGCGTCGCGTTCGCGGTCACGCTGTCGAAGTCGCTCCTGCTCGTCAGGACGACCAACGACGCGCGCCGCGCCATGGACGGCGAGTCCCTGATCGCGAAGAGCGACCCGGTCTTCACGGACGAGAGCGTCTCGACCGCGGCGACCGGGGTGATCGTCTCGCGGACCTTCTCCTACAAGATGCCGGTCGCCCTCGACATCGCGGCCGACGTCCTGGCGGCACTCCGGTGGAAGATCACCGTGGCCGGCGGCGTCGGGTCCACCGGCCGGATGAACCTCGACATCAAGAAGAACGGCGCCGCCATCGCCGGGGTGACGAAGGCGAACGGCGCGACCCGCGCCCTCCAGCCGGCCGACGGGGGCGTCGCGACCGCGCCCTCCAAGGAGGAGATCCTCCACGTCGCGATCCCGCCGACGCCGTTCGCCCAAGGCGACACGCTCGACTTCGTGGTCGAGCTCGAGGTCGTCGCGTCGGCCGCGGGGACGGCGACCTGGCGGGTCTTCCACGACCCGTCCGTCGTCGGCTCCGAGATGATCGCCGAGGTCAACGTGTAATGGCTGGCGCGAGGCAGGAGAGAGCGAGACCGAGAGGGTTCTCCGGCACGTTGCCGCAGACGCTCGGGGAGTCGTTTCACATCGACAACACGGATGGATTCGCCTCGATCGGATTCTATGTCACCCCTCCGATCGGGGGCGAGGTCGCTTTCGAGGGAACGTTCGACGGATCGAATTGGCAATCGGTCACAATGCGGTCTGTCGATACTGACGAGTACGTTCAGAAGACGACGGTCGCCGGAGACTACGTCGGATCGGTCTCAGTCATGGCTGCGTTCCGATTCCGGACCTCGATCGGCGGTTCTGCTGACGGGGCTGTAGGGGGGCGTTTCGGGATCGAAGCGTCGATGCTCGAGGGAGTCGAGTTTAGTCCCAGGCCGGACAAATTCGGAGGGATCGACGTCCACGTCGATTTCTCGACGATAGTTCAGCAAACGAATGCCGTGGTGTGGGATCCGGGATCATCGCGCCGATTCGTGGTGACCGATTGCATCCTATTTATCCACGGCGTGATTGATGGGACCCTGTCTCTTTTTCGAGACGCGGCGACGACAGGGAACTACCTTATGAAGGGGTTTATGGATCCGTCGGTCAATGCCCCGATCATCATTCCGATCAATCTGAGAACGCCATTCAAAGGTGCAACGGTCGGTCATCAGTTGAAGGTCACGACCACGTCAGCGATCAATTTCGATTTGTCGATCAGCGGGTACACAATCCCCGTATAGGAGCGTGACGTGCCGTCAAGGGAGCTCTACAAGGAGCGGTTCGTGTTCGACCTCACAGTTGACGCGAACGTTTTGATCCTGCCGCAGGACTTCACGCCATCAAGATCGGCCAATTCGGTCCGCTTGGTTCTCGCCGTGCAGGCGGCCTTACCACCGAACGTCTTCTGTCGATTCACCAAGACATCGACCCCGGCCAAGATCATAACGACTAGGCTCGTCGTCGGAGCCGAACTAAACAGGATCCTCCCGCCGATCATCATCCCGGCTAGACCTGACGTCTCGATGAACTTTGCGCTCAGTCAGGCTGGGACGATCATCGTTGCTTTCCTGGAAGAGAGCTTCGCGCCGTGAAGATCGCCTACTGCCGGAAGTGCTCACCGGTGAAGATCATCGCCACGGGACGAGCCACTTGCGAGGTCGGCGGCCACATGGTGAATCCAGATGACCCGGACATTCCGATTCACGATCAACTCTCTGTCATCGAAGTCGAGGAAGCCAAGCGACCGATCGACTTCCAGACGATCGAGGAGTGGATCAAGTACGTCGCCGAGACCTACTCCGATATCTTGGTCTAGCGGGCGATGCGACCATCCATCTGTTCGACCTGCGGCCAGTACCGCACGGACTCGGAGAACTGGGCCCCCTACAGGGCGCTCTGGTCGCGCCTCGGCGGGCGACCGTGGACCCACGTCCTCCGCGAGCACCCGTTGAAGTTCGCCGCCGCCGTTGCCCTCGCCTTCGCCGCCGCGACGATCGGCAAGGGCAGGGCGTGGGCCGCCGCGCTGGCCTTCCTGGCCGGGCTCATGGCCGGCCACGTCCTGTGGTGATCCGAGTCGTTCCCTTGATCGGAGGTTCCGCGTGGAGAAGCCCGTCGAGAAGAAACCGGCCGAGAAGGCCTCGGGGAAGAGCCGCGGCCTCCCGGCCGCTCTGTTCCTGCCCAAGTCCAAGCACGACCGCCGCCTCGCGAACGCCGCCGAGGCCCTCGAGCGGGCGCGAGTCCGCGTCCGACGCGACACGGCGGCCGCGACCGAGGTCGCCGAGGCGGCCCGCAGGGCCCTCCAGGACGCGCTGGACGACGAGTACCTGAAGACCGGCGTCGACCCCGAGGGACCCGGGGTCCGTCGGGCGGACCGACGCCCCGAGTACGTGCTCGCCTCGCGGCCCCTCGAGCGGGCCTTTCGGGACGCCGTGCAGGCCCGCGACGAGGCCAACGAGGCGGCCGTCGAGGACCCGGCGGTCAAGGCCGCGATCGACCGCCATCGGCTCGTGAACCTCGACTGGGAGGTCTGGGTCGGCGAGGTCTGCCGACTGCTCGACTGCCGACCCGCCGACATCGACTGGAAGAAGGGGACCTACGAGCCCGCGCCCGCCGTCGAGGGCGAGCCCGAGGTCCCGGACGAGCTCCTCGCCGTCGCCGACTAGCCCAGGGAGGTTCCTCGAATGCCCGACATCTTCGGAGTCAAGCCCGGCACCATCCGGTGCTCCAAGCGCGACGTCGGGAACGACAGCGCGAAGGACTACTACTACGATCACCTTCGCAAACGACAGCAGGACATCGAAGAGCTCATCAAGAAGGTCGAGGATTTCAACCCGATCACCGACTTCCTCCCGGCGATGGCCGGTTCGGCCGGCAAGGCCCTCGTCGTCAACGGCGCGGCGGACGGCGTCGAGTACGCCGACTTCATCGCGCCCCCCGGCTACTCCGACGCGGACGCGATCGACGCGGTCTTCCCGGGCGGGTTCGCGACCTTCGCGAACCGCCTCGTCCGGGTCAACGCGACGGAGACCGGGCTCGAGGCGACCGACATCGAGTACGGGAGTCCGATCCAGCGGATCGGCAACAACCCGCTCGACTTCCAGTCGAACGACCTCCTGGACGGGGCGGCCGACTACGGCTTCGCCTACAAGTCGGTCGCGAGTGCGCCGCACGCCTCCAGCGCGCTCGTCAAGTGGGGCATCGACGACGGAGTCGGCGGCTTCAAGGAGCTCGTCCGGCTCGGGACGAACGAATCGCTCGAGTTCACCGGCGGAGCGGCGTCGACCGACGACGCGCGGATCCGCCGGGCGGCCTCCGCTCGCCTCAACATCGAGGACGGCGCAGGGACGCTCGCCGGAATCCGCGCGGATCGCTTCGAGGTCGGCGCCGATCAGTACCTCGGGTTGGTCGGCGGAGGAATCTCGATCTGGTTGAGCGGGCTCGTCGTCCAGTTCGGACCTGGTCAGATCAACACGTACACGCCCCTCGTGACGCAGTCCACGTACATCCGCCTGCGGTTCGGCTTCGACGTTCAGTTCGAGGACAGCGGGGCGCTCACCTCCTCGTCAATCCGGAATAGCGGCAACAACGCCCTCGAATTCGGCCCGACCGGGTTCGCCTCGACGTACGGCACGATCGGCCCCCTCGGGTTCCGCGTCCTGACGACGGCCGCCGCCCCCGGGGTTGCCGGGATCGACGACCCCGACACCGGCCTCGGCTGGGGGACCGCGGCAAATACAGTCGTCGCCTATGCCGGCGGCGTCGAGGTCTATCGCTGGGACACGACCGAGCTCCGGCTGAACGACCTCGATCTCGCGTTCTCGACGGGCGGCGGGGCCGCCGACGCCGCGCTCGTGCGTGGGGGCGCCGGTCAACTGAATGTGGAGAATGGCCTGGGTGTGCTCGCAGAAGTGCGGGCGAGCACGTTCTCCTTCGATGCCTCGCGAAACATCGCGTACGCTCCGGGGCCGAACGCCATCGCCGTGTCGAATGGCGGCGTTAATTGCTATTTCGGCGTCTCGGACTCGAATTTCTACAAGCCGCTGACGATGGAAGATGCGTACATCTGGCTGAAGAGGGGCCAGGAATTGCGGTTGGAGGATTTCGCGGCGAATAACACCGTCGCGCTGCTCAACGGCGGAAATCGGCTCGACATCGGGCCGACCGGGTTCGCTTCGACCTATGCACGAATCGACGGCGTAGTGGCCGACATGGAAACGTCCCTTTGGCTCCTCCGCGACCTGGCGGGCGTCGAGACGCTCCAGCGCGTCACCCAGGGCGCGACTGACAGCGGCGGCGTCGGCCTCCGCGCGCTCGTCGTCCCCAACTGATCGCGGACAGGAGAACTTCGAGATGCCGCTCACGCTGACCACCCCCGTCGAGGTCGCCTCGGCCAAGAAGGACCAGGCGACCGTCCTCGAGATTGTCGAGCACCAGGTCGGGGCGAGCTTCGCCCTCGTCTGGCTCGGTCGCCGCGAGGGCGCGGTCGTCTACCCGATCCCCGGCTTCCTCAAGATCGAGGATGTGCCGGCGACGCCGGGGCTCGAGGAGGGCGAGGAAGATCCGGGCCGGACCTACTCCTGGGGCGGAAGGACGTTCGTCGTCGCCCCCGGCGACTACCTCTCGGCCGCCGTGGGCGCCGCCCCGTCCGGGGGGAGCGTCTACGCGGTCGTCAAGAACGCGCTCTACGGCGCCCTCCAGGCCATGTACGGCCTCGGCGGGACCGTCTCCTAGAAGGGAGGCATCTCGTGGCGTACGTCAAGAAGGACCTGAAGAGCCCGCGGGACCTCGCCGTGTACCTCAAGTCGCGGGGGCTCACGGTCGCGACGGCCAAGAAGGACCACGTCGAGGCCGCGAGGAACGAGGCTCGGAACTACGACGGCCCGTCCTCCGTCTTCCCGAACGGGCAGTGGAACGAGGTCGGGACCGAGGAGTTCCTCGGCGTCCTCCGGAACTACTGAGCCGATGACGACCGTCAAGGCCGGGGCGCCCCTGTCGGGGCTCGACAAGCACGTCTTCCTCGGGGGAGTGCTCGTCGACCCGGCCGAGATCTCGTACGAGATCCTCGGGCCCGACTCGATGATCGCCGACGACGAGGACGGGGTCCCGATCACCGCGCGAGCGCCCGTGCAGCGGTCGATCGGGAACTACCACGCGGGGAACACGGTTCTCGCGGGCGACGCGGCCCTCGGGGCCTACACGATCGTGTGGCGGGTCCGGAAGCTCCCCGCGGGCTCGATCGTCGACCACCCCGCCGAGTTCGAGATCGCGGCCGAGCTCGAGGACGCGACCCGCGAGGGCGTGTCTCGCCGGGACGTCTCCGACACCGAGGCGGTGACGGCGCTCCGGGCGCTGATCCACGACAACGCCGCCGACGACACGCGGTGGGCGTTCTTCAACTCCGAACTCGCGACGATGGTCGAGCACGCCGTCATCCGCCACACGAGCGGGCGCCGGACGCTCGCGATCGCGGTCGGGGACGACCTGTCGATGTCGCTCATGCTCGCCCAGTGCGCGGCGCTCCAGTCGCTCGCCGCCGACCGCTCGCGGTTCTTCCGCTGGCAGGACGGGAGCGAGGCGGTCGACAAGAGCATGCAGCCGGCGAGCCTCGTCGCGATCTGCAACTCGATCATGGCGCAGTACCGCGCGCTCGTGCAGAAGAGGCTCGACGAGGACGACCGCGCGCTCGACCAGGCCCGGGCCGGGAGGCTCATGGTCTTCCGGAGACGCTGATGGCGCGCCCGGACAACCCGCAGCTCGACGACCGCGACGTCGAGGAGATCCGCCGCGCCCGCGCGGACATCGCGGCCGGCCGGCTGCGGGCCCTGAGGTTCGAGTACGTCGACGCCGAGCTCGGCCGCGACGAGTTCACGGACTACCCGCTCGGGCCGACCCGGGACCAGGTCGCCTCCGGAGTCGTTTCCTTGATCGAGGACGAGGACCTGCTCCTCCGCCACGCCGGCAAGGCGAGGAAGGGCGACCTGAAGGTGACGATGAGCATCGACGACGCGCTCGCGATCGGCCTGGACAGGATCCGGGGCTCGGTCGTGACGTTCCCGAGCCCCTCGGGGACGCGGCACCTCGTCGACGTCCTCGTCGAGGAGGGCCTGGGCGCGCCGAGCCGCGTCGAGATGGCCCTCGTGAGGGAGTAGCCCGTGGCATCCGGCTTCGTCGGGGCGTTCAACCTCACGCCGTTCGGCGTGAACCCCATCACCCTCGTCCCGGACAAGATCCGGGCGCGGGTCGAGCTCAAGCGCACCGTCAACGAGTTCGGGCTCCTCGGCGCGCGCCTCGCCCGCGATGGCGCCCCGCGCCGGACGGGCAACCTCGCCCGGGCCTGCGTCTGGACCGGCGCGGAGTTCCGCGAGGGCGGGGACGTCGTCGAGGGCACGATCGGCGTCGACCTCTCGGTCGCCCCCTACGGGCGCGAGGTCGAGCTCCGGCACCTGACCAAGCCCTTCTTCCTCCTCCGCGCGGCGGAGGAGGCGGGCAGGGCGCTCAAGGCGTTCCTGGAGGTCAACACGCGGGGCCTCCACCGCGGCCGCTTCCTGACCCAGGTCATCGACGCGAGGGAGGTCTGATGCCCCCCGCCGCCGTCGACGTCCTGACCGAGTGCGCGGTGAAGAGCCTCGCGCGGTTCCTCTCCTCGACCCTGACGGGCTACTCGGGGGTCTGGCTCGCGTCGCCGGACTTCGAGTTCGACCGCCGGCCGAGCGTCCTCGCCCCCGGGACGAAGGAGCCGCGGCCCCGGCCGTTCGTCGCGATCGAGGTCCGCGAGGACGAGTCCCTGCCCTACGAGCTCGGGAACGCGAGGCTGACCCGGCGGATCCCGCTCTGGATCTGGGTCGCCTGCGAGTCGTTCGACGCCTACCTCCGCAGGCCGGCCCAGGTCCGGCAGGCGCTCCAGACGGCGGCCGACGGGCTCGACGAGCTACACGAGACGATCCCCCTCATCGACTTCACCGCCCCGCTCGAGCCGGTCGTCGGCCGCGTCGAGGTCCGCTCGCCGCGCGTCCTGCCCCTCCTCGAGCACTTCCCGGCCCCGGCCGGGGAGAAGGCCAACCTCAAGGGCCTCCAGCACTGCGGCGTCGTCTCCGCCTCCATCGAGGCGGAGAAGGCCCGCGAGTCGGCCCTGCTGTGACCCGGAGAGATCGATGCCGCTGAACCCGACCGTCCACTTCGCCGACATCGGCGTCCTCGTCGGCGTCCTCAAGTCCCTCACGGACAAGCAGCAGGAGTTCAAGGACGACGTCGTGGCCGCGGTCGAGCAGATCGACGCGGACTACCTGCGGATCCAGGTCCTCCCGACCTTCATCATCAACATGAACTCGGCGGCCAACGCGATCACGAACGGGGCCTCGAACATCGTGAGCGCGTGCTCGTCCTACCTCACAACGGTCCTCTCCTCGGAGCTCCCGAGCACGGGGACGACGGTCTCCGGCGTCATCACCGACCTCTTCGAGGCGATGAACGACTACGCGCCGGCTCAGACGTTCCTCGAGGACGGCAATTTCCACTCGTTCTTCCTCGAACGCTACGGGCGCCTCGACGTGCCCACCGCGGCCTCGGGGTCCAACACGGTCGACGACTCCCTCGGGGACTGATCCGGGGGGCAAGGAGAGAGAGCCATGGCGGGCGTCAGCGGAAAGAACGCGGAGATCAGGATCTCGACGGCCGAGACGCGCGTCGACGACGAGCCCTTCATCGCCCACAGCGACCCGACGCTGGCGGCCATGGGCGTCTTCGCCCCGACCAACGGGGACAAGAACTGGCGCTACGCCGCCCCGGGCGAGGCGGAGGCCCCGATCGTGACGTACATCTCGGGGGCGCCGGCCCAAGAGAAGCAGATCGACTCCAACAGCCGGTTCATCCACTACGCGGGCGGCGCGGTCCTCATCCCGCCCGAGGACTTCCCGACCCTGGTCCCGGGCTCGGTCTCCGGCTCGTACACGAAGGTCGAGATGGACCTCGTCGGGAACCTCGTGACGAACGAGCGGTCGTTCGAGCTCAACACCGAGGCCCCGACGATCGACACCACGACGATCGGCGAGGAGTTCCAGACCTTCGTCGAGGGCATCCCGGGCTTCACGGGGTCGCTGGCCGGGCTCTACGTGAACCCGGACCGGTACAAGCTCGCGCTCTCCAACGCGAGCGGGATCATCCCCCGGAAGGTCGGGCGCTTCAAGGTGCGGCGCGACAAGCCGAACACCTACTTCCAGGGCACCGTCATCTTCCCGACGTTCAACCTCTCCGGGGCCTTCGACGGCGCCGTGGAGCGGAGCGTCGACTTCACCGGGATCGGGCCGCTCGACCTCATGGAGGACGGCGTCCCCTTCTTCCCGGGCACCGTCTGAACCAGGACCCTCAAGGGGGCGGGCGGGCCGGGCCCTGAAAAGCCCGGCCCTTCGCCTGAGAGAGCGGCGAGCCCCTCCCCCTCGACCGACGCCGGGACGGAGAAGCCCGGACGAAGGAGCGAGCAGAGATGTCCGCAGCAGAAGCCGCGACGGCCCCCGCGCCGGCCGCGCCCCCGACCGCGACGATCTCGTACCTCAGCAAGGACGTCGTCCGGCAGCGGAGCAAGATCGTCACGGAGGACCTCTACGTCCCGCACTGGGACGGGCTCGTCCGCGTCCGGGGGCTCAGCCTCGGGCAGCGGTCGATGATCCGCCGCGCGAACATGAACCCCAAGCTCGACGGCGAGGGGGTCGACATCGACATGGAGGGCATGGAGCTCGACGCCCTCGTCCTGGGCTGCGTCGGCGCCGACGGCCGGCCGATCTTCGCCGCCGGCGACAAGGAGTGGCTCCGGAACGAGATCTCGGGCGGCGGGGTGACCTGCGTCGCAAACCGGATCTTCGAGCTGTCCGGGATGGCGGGCCGGACCTCCGCAAAAAAGCCCGAAGGGAGCTCCGAGAAGACCACGAGCTGATGTTCGTGATGCAGCTCGCGGAGGAGCGGGGGGTCTCGCTGACCGAGATCTTCGAGGACCCCGCCTGGGAGTTCCCGTACTGGCAGGCGTACTACGAGATCAAGGCGAAGAGGGCCGCCGCCCGGCAGAAGTAGGCCGGGCGGGGACC